TTCTGCCAAAGAAATTCAAATCAATGGCAATAATTTACTGCAGATTGCCCAGGCCATCTGCAAGCCATTTGGTATTTCCGCCTCAGTTGCATCGGGTGTTGATATTGGCCCCGTATTTAAAAAGCGCACGGCTGAGCCTGGGCAAGCTGCTTTTGATTTGCTGGCTGAATTAGCCAGCTATCGCGGTGTGTTACTTATTCCAGACAGTTTGGGCAATCTGGTGATTGCCAAGCCAAGCAATAATACATCAGCGGGTAAGCTGGTGTATGGTGAAAACATACTGGCATGTACAGGCCGCTCATCGATGCGCGATCGTTATTCACAATACACAGTCAAAAGTCAGGGCCCACAGGATCCTTTTAGCAATGGTGAGCATGCAACCCAAGCTAAAGCAATATCAAAGGATGCGGGCATGCCTGAAGGCCGTTACCGCCCACTGACATTACTTACGGATGATGTCAGTGATATGCAAAAGCGTGCTGATTTTGAGCGCAATGTGCGTGCAGGTCGTGCAAAGGATCTCACTTATACCATCGCAGGTTGGCATGCCGATGGATTTATTTTATGGCTCCCCAATACGCTGGTGCCTGTCACCGATCCACATCAAGAGCCGCCCTTGAACAATACCGAGTTGTTGATTGTCAATGTGGCGTATATCGATGGTGAAGAAGGCCAGCTTGCTGAGCTTACTGTACGCCCCAAAGGCGCGCTGGATGTATTGGCAGTGCCTCAGCCTGCTGGTGAAGCTTTGGCTTTTGGTGTCGCGCCATGATGAGAACTTTTAACAAGCTGATGGCTCCATGGACTCGGCGTTTGCGGCTTCTGGTGACGCGCGGCGTGGTGAAACGTGTTGATGACACCAAGGGCATTCAAGAGCTTCAAATATCTGCGTTGGATGGCGAGCTGCTTGATGCCATCGAACGCCTGCAACAATACGGCATCACATCACATCCTTTGGAGGGTGCAGATACCATCAATCTAAATGTTGGTGCATCACGCTCACATACCATCGTGATTGCTGTGGATGATCGCCGTTATCGCTTGAAGTTGAAGCCAGGCGAAGTGGCCTTGCATGATGATCAAGGCCAAGCCGTGACGTTGTTGCGCGATGGTATGGTTATCGAGGCACCCAAAGGAACAACGCATAAGGGCGACATGGCTATCAACGGTGATGTTGATATCAATGGTATTCTGACGCTCAATGGTGTGGTGGTGAATGACCATGGCCATCCAATCACCTCGGGCTCATCAGCAGGAATAACTGGAGCTATGCAATGAGTATCGCATTAAAATGGATTGATGGCGGTGCAGATGTTATTGCTGGCCAAGCTGGCTTGATTACCGATAACTCATTGTATTCTGAAATTGTTATTTGCTTATTTACGGATCGCCTTGCTTTGGTGGATGATGTTATCCCTGATGGCACAACCGATCGGCGTGGTGTTTGGTCGGATAGCTTCAGTGATCAAGAGCCTAAAGGCTCACGCTTATGGCTTTTATCGCGTGAAAAATTAATCCAACGCACCGCCAATCGGGCGCGTGAATATATTGAAGAGGCATTGGCTTATCTGGTCACTGAATCGCGCGCCTTGAAGATTGATGTGCGTGTGTCACTTATGCCACCGCAATTTTTAGCCGCTTATATTTCAATCACTTTACCAGACGGGTCAATTTATGAGCCTTTTCCAAACGCCTTACAAATAGAGGTCAACCATGCCATTTAAGCGTGATTCTTTAACAACGATTCGTGAGCGAATCATCAGCACTCTTGAGCAAGCAGAGGGCATGCAGCCACGCTTGCGCCATACCGTAGAGAATGCCCTGGCAAATGCTACGGCAGCTGGCAACCATGCCTTGTATGGATATATCGAATTTTTATCAAAGCAATTGCATCCATACACAGCCACCGAAACCGACTGGATTGATTATCATGCAGGCCAATGGCTGGATCAAGGCCGCAAGGCTGCATCCCTGGCCAAGGGCAGTGCTTCTTTCACAGGTATTGATGGCTCAATCATTGCAGCTGCAACCATCTTGCAGCGTGCTGATGGTGTGCAGTTTACTGTTGATAGTAATGTCACGATTGTTGGTGGTGTTGCGACAGCTCAACTCACAGCAATCATCGCCGGTGTGGCATCCAATACCGATGCACTAAGCATTCTTTCATTGGTATCACCGATATTGAATATTGATTCAAACGCCACCACATCAGGCATCAGCAATGGCTTTGATGCTGAATCAAATGAACGCTTGAAAGATCGTTATCTGGCTCGCATCAAAGAGCCGCCACATGGTGGAAGTGAAAATGATTATATCACTTGGGCTTTGGAGGTTGCAGGCGTTACCCGCGCTTGGGTGTATCCGGCTGAAATGAGTTTGGGCACTGTCACCGTGCGTTTTGTGGTGGATGATCATGCCGTGTCCATTATCCCTGACAGTGCAAAAGTTGCTGAGGTATTGGCACACATTCAAACACTGCGGCCCGTGACAGCCATCCCGCTTGTTGCTGCGCCGATTCCTATCGCAATCAACCCGACAATCAGCCTGAATCCAAGCAGTGCCAGCATCCGTACCGCTGTTGAGGCCGAGCTTCAGGATATGATTTTACGCGAAGCTATACCTGCAGGCAGCATTTATTTGTCGCATATCAATGAAGCGATTTCGATTGCTGCAGGCGAAGTGGATCATGGCGTGGTTTTACCTGTTGCGGATGTGACACGTCAGAAAGGTGAAATTGCTGTGCTTGGAACCATCACATGGCAATGACACCAGCAAGCTATTTGCAGCAACTATTGGCTTTATTGCCGAGGGGTGCTGCATGGCCACTTAAGCAAACATCTAAATTGACCGCCTTGATGCAGCCACAAGCTGATGAGCTTGCTTTGGTGGATCAGGCATGTGATCGATTGATGGTTGAGCTGGATGCAGGCAGTGCCACAGAGCTTTTGCCCGAATGGGAAGCGGTGACGGGTTTGCCAGGCACATGCCAACCATTAACAAATAATTTCACAGATCGCCGAAAGGCAGCCAAAGCCAAGCTGCGTGAGCGTGGTGGTCAGTCCATCCCATATTTCGTAGCGATTGCTGAATCATTGGGTTACTACATCGAAATTGAAGAAACCAAACCGTTCGCCATCGGCGCAAGCATCGGTGAAAAATTATGGGGCGGCCTGCGGGTGATTCCTTTAACCATTGGACAAACCATTGGGCCTTTGGCCACGTTTGATGTGCAAGCCCCATTTGTTTGGTACGTGCATGCCTTAAAATCAACCGTACGGACTTTTGCCATTGGTTCGGTTGTTGGTGACCCATTGGCCGCTTGGGGTAATGCGCTGCTTGAATGCGTGATCAGCAAAGATGCCCCCGCGCATACCCGTGTGCTGTTTATTTACGACATCATCAAAGTACCACAAAACAATTTTTATCTAAGAGCTGGAGATGGTGCAGGCGCTGCCTTGCATACTTATTCAGGTCCATACACATATCAAAGGAGTCTATAATGCATAGAATCGACGGCCCCGGAGCCACAGCAACAAATACATATACCGCAGGCGATGTGGCTCAAGGCATTCCTGCCACAGAAGTCACCGCCGAAGCGATGAATGCACTGCAGGAAGAAATTGCAGGCGCCATTGAAGGCATGGGCGGTGCGCTAAATAAGGCAGATAACGGCCAGCTATTAAGTATGATTCAATCGCTTTCTGGCGTGCGGAAAGGTGCGATTCTTGTCGCTTTATCTGTAGATACAGCGATGACCCAGCAAGCCTACATCGTTCAAGATGTTAAGTTTGATACCATCATTAGCCAAACAGGAACGCTTGCCACTGCAGCGCTTGATGCCACAGGTGGCGTGATCATGCCTGCTGGTGTGGGGCGCATTCTTGCTATTTCACGTGTTGTTTATAGCGGCATGGCGGCAGGCGCTGCACTTGGCACGCATTCAGCCATCCAGGCTAATCATGCTGGCACGCCTACGGAAGCTGGTGTGAGCACCAGTACCGGCAATGCTACAAGTACCGGAACAGTTTCTGTCATGTTGCCTGGTACGGCAGGATTTAATGTAGTTGCGGGTGATGTGATTGATTCCGTGGTGGCATTTACAAGTGCCTTGGCTCCGAACGTGGCGGGAGTGAATCCGTCGGGTGATTATCGAACATGGATGTATATTGAGGAGGTAAACTAAATGGCACAGATAAAAGTTAAAAACACACATGATTTATTGGCGATTGCAAAGGATGCAGGGCAATCAGATCCATTCAAAGTGCTTTATAAAGGCGATTCTCTGCATGTACATGGGGTCACTCAAGCAGCGCTTGATCAAGCTGTTTTAGCAGCAGATCCATTGGCTGCATTGCGCAAGCAAAAGAAAGCTGAAATCAAACTGGCATTTGCAGCCGCCTTGGCTGCAGGCCACACATGCACATTGCCGAATAATATGACCATCCATATGGATGCAGGCATGTCTGATGCATTGAGTTTGGATGGTGCATCGCGCATGGCTGCCAGGGCTGCTATCCCTGATGTTGTGATTCGTGATGCGAGCAATAAAACGCACACCTTGGCTTTGGCATCACTCGATGCTGTTGTGGATCAGCTGGGCAGCAATTACCAAACCTTATTAAGCCAAAAATGGGCGCATGAAACTGCCATTGATGATGTGGCAATCACTGAAATCAATCTCAAAGCTTTGGTCTGGTAGGAGAATCTTATGCAAAAGATTTCATCGATTCCAAACAGTGATGCTGATCCAAATGGTGAGTTTACGAATGCCGATCCTACACTGCTTATTCCAGCAACCAAGCTCGACGCGGCATGGCTTAATACGCTTCAGCGTGAGGCCATTGCTGTTGTTGAGAGTGCGGGTTTGACGCTTGATCCAAACGATGACACTCAACTTTTGCAGGCGATTCAGGTGTTGGCTTTGCCGACGCCTCCAGACCTCACATCAATAAACACCAACATAGCCCTTAATGCTTTCCGCATTGCTGTGAATGGCAGTCTGTCTGTTCTGAAAATGCAGGATGGTGTGGTTGATAGGTATCTGGATGAGCTGGGTGTGAACCTAGGGGCGTCAGTCAATCAGATTTATGATGGTGTAGCGGGTAGTTATGGGAATCACGTCAATGCGTCTAACCCTATACCAATAATGACTTCAAATACTGCGCCTTCTGGTGTTGTTAGTTCATCGAGTGCTAACAGTCCTGGTTCTGAATTCTATGGACTTCTAGCTACTGGGGATATGATGTTTGCAGTAAATCAACTCACTGGCTGGTTTCAGTATCAACTTGCGGTAGCACAAATCATTGGCGAATACTCGATATTAAGTGCTCCCGTACTGACACGTAATCCAGCGGCATGGACATATGAAGGCTCTAATGACGGTATTGCATGGACAGTGCTTGATACACAAACCGCGCAGACCTTTGCAACAGTAGCTACTACAAATGTATATAGCATTGCAAACACAATACCGTACTTATATTACAGGTTAAATATAACTGCGGTCAATGGCGACCCCAATTGGTTGCAGTTCGGTCAGCTCCTCATGCAAACACAGGCCATCACGGCTGACATGATCCTTGTATCAAACGCCGTTACAGCAGTGACACAGCCCTCAACAGCAAATGTTATTCTATCAGAGGGCGATATTGATGCTGTAACCTTAAATACCGACTTGGTGGCGACCGTATCGCGGGATGGCAACACTACCAAAACAGCGGTGATGCTTATTGATCAGGGGTTGTCTGCAATAGGTAGGCGAATATTGCAGGGCACAGTGGATATTAGCACTCAGCCCGCCGGCACATCCATGGTTCTCGAAATTACAACAGCAAACGGCAAGTCATTAGGACTTTATGGCTCAAGCTTGGGCTGGAAGGCATAGGAGCAAAGCATGGCACAGAAACGATTGCACGATGACTTTGAAAGCAACAAGCGGCAACGCGAATTAAAAACACCAAGCATGCAAGATCAGCTTGATGCCTTGTGGGGAATAGTGTCGCCACTTATTGATGATCGAAAGTTAAAAGGTAAGGCGCGCGAGGTGGTTAAGGCGTTCAAGAAAGCCAAGTCAGAAAATCCAGAGGTCGATGACTAATGAAACTCATTCAATTTATACTATTAACATTTGTAAGTTGGTTTGTTGTTCCATTCTTGCTTCGCTATGCGAAAGAAGAAAAAAAAGACGGTAAGGTTGTTGAAGTGCATTTGACGCATGGGCGCGCAATATGGGGCAATAATCAAGATGGCGTGGATGGCGATGCGCGCTGGTATGATGATTGGGTTGCCGCTCAAAAATGGTATGTAAACCCGATTGCCAAGCTGTTTCCTCGCTATTGGTGGACAGCTTGGAGAAACCCTTGCGAAAACTGGCGTGTATCCATCGGAATCAATGGCATTGTGAAAGCGATTATTGTTGATGGTGATGATACCAAGACGGGGCTTTATAAAGCCACAGCTACAGTTTTGGATGGCACTTGCATAAAGGTTAAACACTTCACGCAATACAAGTGGAAATGGCCTTTTTTCAATCGCTATTATGTTTTTAAATATGGGCCAAAGATTTGGAAGAATACAGAGGTTGGCGACAAAATAAACAATGCTTTTGCATTTAGTATTTTCAAACCGTTCACAACCGCTTCTGATGCGGGAATTAATGGTGATGGAAATGGCTGAACAAGTTAAGCACGATGAGTTGGTTAGAGCATTAAAATCTGTTTTTGAAAGTGGTGCGCTAGTCAGCCCTGAAACGCATGAAAATCATCACCGCTGGATTCATGACAAAGTGAAGGCCGAACAGAAGTGCGAGGAGCGCAGGGATAAATTATTTCAGCATGTTTTGGGCTGGCTTGCTGTTGGTGCGCTGGAAGCTGCGACCTTGATTGGTGTCGGCAGGGCTGTGGTGATTTTAGCATGAAGCCAATTAAGCTTCTTTTTAATTATTTAACAGGATTGGGGGGCAAGGATGCCTGAAAAAGCTATTTTTGCAGCGGCGAGTGTTGGAACCATCTTGATGGGCATTGCGTACAAGCTTCGCAAGGGTGAGGCATTGGCACCGAAAGAGTGGGTGGTGCTGATTCTTGCCTTGGCAGGCTGGGGATTAGTGGCCTTTGCAGTGATTCTGTTCAACTTTCCAAGTTATGGGCATGGCATTGCCAGTGCGCTTTTATCACCACCCTTGGGCGTTGGATTATCTGAAACCTTTATGTTTTTCGTCGTCGCGATCGAAGCTATTTTCAAAGCCTTGCCAGAGATGTTCAAAAGCTTTGTTGAGAAGTGGAGTTCCAAGTGAGAATCGCATTGATGGCAGGCCACCATGTACATGCCAAAGGTGCGGTGAATAAAAAACATGGCCTGAATGAATATGATGAAACAAAAAAAATCATCAGCTTTCTTGCGGCTCTATTGCGGGCTAAGGGCAATGATGTGCAAATATTCTATGGGCATCTGACCCATAAAATCCATTGCATCAATGCAGGCAAATTTGATATTGCCATTGATTTACATCTAAACGCTGGCGGTGGGCATGGCTGCGAGGTTGTGCATGTGCCGCATTCTGAATCTCGTCATGAACAGGCGGCATTGATGTCAGCTACTATTTCCAAGTTTATGGGCATTCGCGATCGAGGTGCCAAAGAAGGTTGGTACAAAATGGATGTGCCAGGGCAAGTTGATTATCCGGGTGATATTGATGGTGATGAGCATGGTGATGCTTTTGTTGAGCAGACCAATTGCCCGGCATTTATACCTGAGCCATTGTTTATTGATAATGATGCAGAGGTTGAAAAGTGGTTGGTCGCAGGCATGCATGATCAGATTGCTGAAGCACTTATGATGGCTATTGAAGAGGTATTGGCATGATTGAAATTAATGTAATGTGGTTTTTGTATGCGCTTTATGCGTATTTGGGTTTAAGCGGGCTGTGGTTTTGTCTGCTGTCATTGTCGTCACTTGCTGCTGGCGAAACGTATCGCTTTTTTGAAATCCTTAAATGGGGCTTTATGTGGCCAAGGTATTTAATTGCCTTGATGTTCCGTTGATATGAACGACACCATAAAATTTTGGCTTGAATATGCAGGTGGCATAGACATTGTATGGTTGATACTCTCAATTTTTGCTGCCACGCAATTATTCAAAATGCTGCTTAAAGCATTTAACAAACTTTCACCCGATTCTGTTCGCCCTTTTCCGTATTTTATTGGCGCCGCTCTTGGGCTTATGTTTATTGATTCAACATCACATGGGGCAATGATTGGTGTGGCTTGCGGCATGCTGTCATCACTATTGTTTTT